TACATCGCTCCGACCGCCGCTCGCCCCGGCTCGGGACTGGTTGGCCCTGAGGGCGACTTGAAGTTCTTCATGCCATCCGTGCCGCAGGGCTCCATGCCGCAATTTGGACCCGACGGCAAGCCGACCGCCATCACACAAATACCGGGCGGCGAAGCAGCGGCAGCAGCGGAGTCGGCCGGCAAGACTGCGGGCACGGTTTCCCAGACGCCGCAGGAGGTCGGCGTCGACGCGCAGGGGCGCAAGGTATTCGTCTATCCGACGCCGCCGGCGCTCTCAGGCCAGAAACCCGCCGCAGCGGGCGGCGCTGGCAGCACCGCGGCCGCAGCACCTGGCGCCGGACAAACGGCGAGCCCGGCGACTGTCGAGGCACAACGCAAGGGCGGCGAATCGGGCCAGGTCTATTCGAGCGAGCTCTCGAAGAATGCGACCGGTGCGACCGAGGTTCGCCGCAGTCTTTCCGAGATGCGCAATCTCGCCGCGCAGGCGACCCCTGGCGCCGCGAACGAATCGAAGATGAAATTGGGCTCGATGATGATTGCGGCCGGCGTATCGCCGGAGACCACCGGCAAGTGGCTCGGCGTCGACGTGGGGGCGCTGCAGGCCGCCGCGAAGCAAAACGCTACGCTCGCGGTCAATAGCATCCACGCGATGACCAGCCGCGGCACGAACTTCGACTTGGATACCTTCATCCGCAACAACCCGAACATGAACATGGCAGATCCGGCCGCCTTCAACCGGGTAGTCGATTACATGGACAATAAGGCCAAGCAGGAGATCGCGAAGCAGAAGGATTTTGTGCAGTGGAAAAAGGGCGTCTCTCCGGATGAGTGGGAGGCGGGCCATACGGCGCACTGGCTCGAGCAGCAGAACACCGCCATCGATCAAGGGCAATCGAACTCCCCGCGGCCGGCGCCTTCTTTCGAGGAGTTGCAGGCCGAGGCGCGCCGGCGAGGCCTCATCAAATGAGCGACCTGTCGACCCTCTCCAATGACGATCTGCTGGCGCAGATGCAGGCTGCGCAGCAGCGGCAGAACGCCGCAATGATGCAGCACACGACCGCACCGGCGCCGAGCGGATTCTTGCTACACGACCCCACGGAGGGTATGAGCACCTTCGATAAGGTCGCCGCCGGCACCGGCCGCGGCATGATTCATACGGGCCGCTCGATCGGCAATCTCGTGGGCGCGGTGCCCGATTCGGTCATGACCGATGAGAAGCAGATCGACGCGCCGCTCCTCAATACCACCCCGGGCAAGTGGGGCAATATTCTGGGTGAGACGGCGGTGACGGCGCCGATCGGGATGGGAACGACTGCACTCATGGGGAACGCCGGCAAGCTCGCCGCAGCCCTTGCGGCCAATCCGATCAGCAATGCGGCGGTCCAGGGCGGCATACAGGGGGCGCTGACGTCAGATCCTGGCGAGCGGGGGCAGAACGCCACTATGGGGGCTCTTACCGGTGCGGGCCTCGCGACCGGCGGATCACTTGCGGGAAAACTCATCAACGGGTTGACCAAATCCCCGGAGGCCGCCGAACTCATCAAGCAGGGTATTCAATTAACGCCAGGTCAATTGAATCCAGATGGTATTGCCAATCAAATGGAGCAGGCCGGCGAGCATATTTGGGGCGTCGGGCCACTCATCAAAAATGCTCGGGATAATGCCGAGCATCAATTTCAGGCCACCGTGATTGGGAAGGGAGCGGCCCCGGGAGCAGCGCCCATCCGTCCCTCAGACAATATCCACGACATGTTGCAGCAGGCGTATGACAGTTACGCGCCACTGTATGACCAAGCGAAAGGATTTCCAGTCAAGCCGGCGGTGATGAACGGCCGGCAGGGCGTAAAGCTCTCGGCGCTATTCGATCAGGCATCGAAAGCACCGGGCACTACGGAGGCCGGTCAGAAAGCCGCAAAATCCTTTCTCGATAATGAATTGACCCGCCTGCCAGCTAATCCATCGAGCACGGATCTGCTGACATTGCGCTCAAACATTCGCACCGCTGCGCGCAACGCCAAGCTTTCCAACGATACGATCGCCGGAGATAAAGCCAATATTTTCGGATTGGCCGACGACCACGTGACAAGGGCTTTAAATTCCCAATTGCCTCCAACGCCGCTCACGGCATTGCGGTCGGCGGATTCAAAATATGGGACCTATAAAATCGTCGAGGATGCGGTTGCCAAGGCGAAAGACAATATCGCGGGACTCACGCCCCAGAAGCTTTCGCAGGCCGTTTATAACCAGACGCCAGATCCCGCCTATGCGCGGGGTGCTGGCGGTCCATTGCGCGATCTTGCGCAGCAGGGAACGCAAGTTTTTCAGACAACTGTGCCGCCCACGGGCGCGGCGCTCGGCACAATGGGTGGCATGGGCCTATTGGCCATGTCGCATCCGGCGGTTGGCGCCACCGTTGGCACAGGTCTTGGCGCTTTGACTCTGACGCCGACCGGTCGGCGCCTCGCAGCAGGAATGACGGGCCCACAGCAGGGCGCGCAGAAATTGATCGAAGCACTCCGCGGCAATGTCCCCACGCCGCTGCGCAACGTCGGCAGTCAATTGGCCTTAAGCGGCGCTACTCGCGCCGGCGTCCCGGTGACGCAAGCAGCTTTACCCCAGGCGCTCGCGGCGGCGCTGATGCTGGCTCCGCCTGTTGCGCAGCCCGCCTCGCGTTAGCGCCGCGGGGTTTATAGAGGAATCGTTTAATCGGCCCATCAGGAATGATGCGGTCGAGAATTGTGTAGATCACCCAAACCAGTAAGCCGCATGCGGCAAGTATCAACGGTTTGGCCATCACCAACAGCACTGTATCCACGAGGTTTTCTCGGCGCGGGTTTGCCCCGCGACCCCGATTCTACCCTTATTGACTGGAGATTCGAATGCCCTTTAACGGTTCGGGTACGTTTAACCGTATCCATAATTGGCAACAGGATGCCGCCAATGGCATCAATATCAGTGCCCCCGAAATGGACGGGGAGGACGATGGATTCGCCGCCGGCCTCTCGCTCTGTCTCACCCGCGACGGCCAGGCCCCCATGACGGGGCCCCTCAATGTGGGAAATCAGGCGGTCAATAATGCAGGGGTCATTTCGGGTAGCAATGCGGTCGTGGTGCTCGGAGCTGCCACGGGCGGCAATAAGGGCGTCGGCACCATCAATGCGGTGAACCTCTACCAAAATGGCATCCCCATCATGCAGACGGGGATCAAGCCGAGCAATACCACGCGAACCAATAATGTCGCGCTTTCCGCAGATCCGCATCTCTCCTTTGCTGTGCTCTCGGGCAAGACCTATAAAGTCCGCTGCCTCGCTCGTGCCTCGGGAGGCGCCGGCGGAATTGTTTTGGGAATCGGCTGCTCGGCTAGCATGGCGGCGGGCACAATTCAAATTGTGTTGTCGAGCTACCTCAATGTGATTGCGTCAGGGACCCCCATTCCGAATGCAATGGGGGCCAATACGCCCGCCGTCGCAAGTGGCGTTATTGATGCGGGCGGCTTCGATTTTGTATTGCTGGAGGCAACCTTTACTACGACGGGCGCCGGAAATGTCTATTTGACGTGGGCGCAAAATAGCTCGAACGCTGCCGGTACCTCCGTCCTCGCTGGCTCCTGGATGGAATTGGTTCAGCTGAACTGATGTTCAATACTTACTATCAGGGCGAGGCGTATCCGACTCTCGTCACCGCGCTCTCCCAAGATTTAGGTGCCATCACGGCGCCGCTTCAGCCGACGCAGGCCGAGCTTGCGATCAGTCCCACGCTGGTGGTCAATCCGGGCTATTTGCCGGGCAATATGCTGCGCTATGGGATTGTGCCTAACTCCGTGGGGGCGGGCGCCAATAACCTCGCGATCTTGATCGCATTGTTCAATCCGAGCGTCGCCGGCCCGACTGGTGATTTCTTCTTCCCGCAAGTCACGGGCGCCGACGTGTACACTTTCGGAGCGGTGGGGGGTGGCACACCGCCCACGGTCCCGATGCGCCCCGGCATTCGCTTGACTGGCTATGGCGTGACGATCAATGTCATCGGCACCTCGAGCGCGAATGATGTGAATGTGGGATTCCTCTACGCGCTCTCCGATTGCGTGTTCGAGCAGCTGACTATCAACAGTAGCGTGAACACCGCCGCAGGCGTCAATGCCGCAGCCTGCATCTATGGTGGCGCGCGTGGGCCCGGGCATTACTACTCGGTGACCGAAAGCACGCTGCCCGTGCCATTGGGCAATATCTTCATCCGCAATTGCAAATTATCGATCGCGGGAAACACTGGCGGCAACAGCGCGCCGCCGATCACCATGTTGGGAAATGCGGCGACCAATAGCGTCATTGAGAATTGCACGCTCAATTGCGGCAATCTCGGCACGATTTCGGCCTTTTATTACGAGTGGGGCATTTGGTCCGGCAGCGGCGCGGTGCCGAGCAATGCAGTCGTCACGACGCATGCCAAGAATTTTCGCTGGACCAATAATACTGTACTCAATTGCGGCGGTCCCGCGGTCGGTATTACCGGGATGGAGAGTTTCCACCTCGACGGCCTGTATACGACTAGCAGCGCGCAGGGCTTCGTCTATTCGGTCGGCCAGGCAATGTTCTACAACGTGCCGGCTGGGGATACGGCCGGACAGAAGCGCGGCGCGAAGATCAGCCGGATCATTGCGCAGGGCGTCACGGCCACCGCGATTCAATTGGCCGGCTCAAACGTGCAGGGCGGCTTCACGCCGCAGCAGCAGACCGACCTCATGACTTTCGAGGTTGACAATTGCTCGACCACCGGAAGTACGGGCATTGTGATCGGTGGCACCCACACGACCGTGCGACTCTGCCATTTCGATGCCAGCGGTACGGGCTTAAATCCGGTCGTCATTAATGATGACTGCACCTTCGCGAGAATGGAGGAGTGTTCCATTATCGGCGGAACGGGTGCAGGGCTTCGCGCCGATATCGCGAGCACCGGAGCCTGGAGTCCTGTCAGGCAGAAACGCTTGATTTTCGAGAATTGCCTATTCGCGGGCAATCTCTATGGCGCCGAAATGAATAATGTTTCCGGTGCTAAATTCGTCAATTGCCAATTCGGCTATAACGCCCTTTATGACGGGGCGGGCAATGAGGCCACGCAAACCGTTGGTGTGCTCTGCGATTCGGGGTGCAATGGAGTCATCGTCGAGAACTGTACCTGCACGAATGCCGGCGGTGGCGGCAATATGGTGCAGACGACGGGCGTTGCATCCTCGGGGAACAATCTCGTCAACCCGATCCTGATCGCCAATGGCACGATCGCCTCTTCCGGCAATTGGGATTTCAACGGCGTCGCGCAGGCTGCCACTGGCACCGCCTCGACCGGAACCAACGCGCCCGGCATTGCGAACAAAACGAGTTACCCCAATTTGGGATACAAATACCTCGGCAAAATGTGCATCTGTAGCTCGAATGGCGTGCTCTACGTCGCGGGCGGATCCTCATCCACTGCCACCTGGACCCCTGTCTACGGCGTCAGCCTTTTTGCCGCCATTACCCCCGCATAGGAGATTTCGATGCATCAAGCATTCACATGGCATTTGTTCTTCGTGATCCTGGCCCTGGTGCTAGGCGTGCTCGCCACATTCAACGTTCCATCGAACGCGCGCTTCAATCTTTTTGCGGGCTCCTTCACGGCGTACCTGCTCGCAGTGCTGTTCACGTAGATGACGCCTAACCTCTCCGCCTTCATGACGATGATCGCGGTCTCGGAAGGCACCGAGCAGGAGCCAGACGCCTATCGCGTATGCTTCGCCAAGCGGCATGTCATCCACGACCTGAGCTTTCACCCGCACGAGCTGCGTCCCGACGGTACCCGCGAGTGGGGCGGGGAGCGGCTGACCGATGAGCAGTGTGCCAATGTGGGCCTCTCGCCCGGCTGCATCTCGAGCGCCGCCGGCCGCTACCAGCTCACGCTGCCGACCTGGCTGCGGGTCAAGGGCATCTTGAAACTCAACAATTTCGGGCCCGACTCGCAGGATGATGCGTGCGTGCAGCTCTTGAAGGAACGTGGCGCACTCGACCTCATCTTCGCCGGCCGGGTAGGGGACGCCATTCCGCTGTGCCATACCGAATGGGCGAGCCTGCCGGGGTCGACCGCGGGGCAGCCGATTACGCCCTTCGCCAAGCTCATCAATGCCTACGCTAACGCGGGCGGGGCGTTCGCGTGAACAAGGGCGCGTGGCTCGATGCGGCCGAGGTGTTCGATGCCTGGCGCGTCGTGCCGCGCCTCCTCTTGGGCGCCTTCGCCGTGTGGTTCGCGTTCTCAACCGACTACTTAATCGGCTGGTATACCCATCTGCCGATGGCGGCACAGACGTCCCAAGCCTCCGCCTTCTGCTTCGGCGTCTTTTCGGCGCAATCGGCGGTCGCTGGCTACGTCTTCAAGGTGTACGTGAGCGGCGGCCGGGTGTGGGATGCGCAGACCTCGATCTCGACCACCGCCAGCACCACGCGGGTCACGACGTAGTGTGGACTACGATGGCGGCACTACTGCGGTCATCGCCTACGTGCGGCGCAAGGTCACCCCGACGATGCTGTGGAGCGCGATCGGCACGCTGGTCGCCGCGCTCGTGGTGGCGATCACCTGGATCGTCAACACGCAGTCCGATGTGCGCCAGCTCAAGGAGGGCGCCGCGGACTCGCGCAAGCAGATGGCCGACATGCAGGCGCGCCTCGAGGTGCTCAACGAGATCCGAAAGGATCTGGCCGTGATGGGCGGCAAAGTTGATACCATCGCCGAGGATGTCAAGCGCCAGCGCGAGTGGCGCGAGCGCATCGAGGATGCTGCCGAGGCCCCGCCCCACGCCAGGAGACGGTTGAAGTGAGCAAGACGACCCGCGTCGAGCAACTGCTGGCCAAGGAGCGCCAGCTGCGCCAGGAGATCGAGAACGTCGAGTCGATGCTCGCTGCGATCGACGGCAGCCGCACGCGCTTCGAATCGGGCCTGGACGGCCTCACTATGTCGGCCGAGGAGATGAAAGGGCAGCAGCGGATACTTAAGGAAAGGCAAATGTGGCTAATCGGTGAGCAGGACAAGCTGCGCGCCGAGATCCGCCGCACGACCAATCCGGGGGATTCGAAGTGACGGCGATCCTCTACGCCAAGCTCGGCGCCGGCGCGCTTATTATCGCGGTGCTGTTCGGAGCAGGGTGGCACTTTGGTGCGATGGCCTCTAAAACGCAATACGAAGCCCTACGCGCCGAGCAATCTGAACTGACAGCAAAGGCCGTCCTGGCAGAGCGCGCCTCAGCGGCCGCCGAATCCGCCCGCGTCAATGCCGTTTTGAAGGAGTACCAAGATGCGCCGATTGATCCTGTTGTTGCCGGCACTGCTCATCGGGTGTTCATCTACGCCAACTCTCCAAGCTGTCCCGTGCCCGAAGCCCGCACCGATCCCGCAAGAGTTGTCGGTACCGCCGCGCAGCCCGTCGGCCCTTCGCGCGTTGAACGAAGCCTTGGGGACTATATCGCCGCCTGCGACGCCGACGCCCGTCAGCTCGCCGCGCTGATCGAGGCGTGGCCGCGCTAGGCCAATTTCTCGAACACCCAATCCGGCCACTCGGCCGGCGTCGGCTGCTCGTGCGATAGGTCCTCTTGCGCCCGTAGCCGCTTCAGTTCCGTCTTGAAGGCGGCCAACTGCTGGCGCAGCAGCGGCGAGGAGATGACGTCCCCGATCTTAATCTCCCAGCCTTCCGGAGACACCAGAACACCCCTACGGGCGCACCAGCCTTTCCAACTCGCGTCGAAGCACCCCAGGTCGCCAGCCAGCAGCATCAGCGCCGATTTGGGTGGACAGGTTGTCCCATCCTTCCACCGCGTGGCGGTCTTCAAACTCACGTGACATATGCGCGCTAGTTCGTTGACATTGATGCCAATTAGTTGAGGTGGCCGACTGCGCATTTGACCCTTTTAGCATAGGTCCAAGTGCGCATAATGTATACTAAATTCAGCTACTTACAACCTAATTAGTTGAGGTACGGTAATTCTAATTGCTGACAACTGTAGGGCTGTCTTTTTCGGACGTGAACAAATGCCGGCGGACAAGATGTCTTTTGTCTTTCGGTAATTGCTCGGGTCCGAGCATTGCTCGCTGCTCGGCCAAGATCTCGTAGATCCGCGTCGTCGATACTTGCCACATCGATGCTAAGCGCGCGATTGAGACGCCGGCTTCGCGATATCTCCGCACCTCGTGCTTGTCGGCGGGGGATAGCTTTGACGGTCTTCCACGCTTGCTCATGCTGGTCTCCCGGTGAACGCATCACCCTCTGCAGATCGGCGTGTCCGAGCTGAAACCACTCTCCGCGGCAACGCTTCTCTCGAAAAAGAGCATGTAAGTGTCTTTCTTCGTCCCTGGCCAATTGGCGACTGAGGCGACGCCGTTTGTAAAATATGGCGAGGTCGAAAGGGCATGAAGTCTGAAGGCAGCGAAGACGGCGGCGCAGATTCTTCGCAATGCCTATCTTGTAGAGGGGTGGCTCGGTCGCGGCCATCACGAAATATACGTAGCACTTCATTCATGAGTTTATACGCCACGGCAAATTCGAAAAACAGATATACATCGATGATGCGAAACACTTTATTTTTCATCGCGGGGCGGCTCGGGGAGCGGCATCCAATGTGTTGCACGCCAGTTGGGCGGAAGTTTTGTATGCCACTCGCCAATGCGCCTGATCGACGGAATGGGCGCGCCTGGAAAGTACACCAGCAAATCCCTGTCATGGGGCGCGGTATCAATCGGTTGCCACTCGCCCATTTTTTGCTCCACGTGGATCTTGCGCCGCCGCCCCGCCCGATGCTCCTCCCGCACCTCCTCGGCCAGCTGCTCGAGGTCGATCTCAGCCATGCTCTGTACCGGCATCAGACTGTGTCGCATCAATCCCGGCTACAGCCATTGCCAACCCCACGAGGCAGTCATCGACGGCGCGGCTATCGTTGAACTGAGGCATATATGCCTGCAGCACTTCTTCGGCTGCGGCCTCGTATTGTTTGATGCGCGCCAAAGCGAGATCGTATTGGCACACTGGAACCCACACACCATCGTCTTTCTGCTTCATGCCGTCAGACGTACATTGCCAACGATCAATCATGGCTTTCCCTCTCCGCTGTCCGTAGAGTCAGAACGGCAAATGGTCGAATTTGTCATCGTGTCTCCCAAATCGTTTGCCGCAATCGACGCACTTGTAAGCCCACCAAGAGCCCCACCGCCAGCTTTCGCCCCATCGATTGAAGCGCCACAGCTTGCCTTGGATGATCTCTCGCCAGCCGTACTCGTAACCATGGTGGCCGCACCTCATGCAGTCATAGACACAATAAAACTCCGCGCCTTCAGGGTGGTAGCGATGGCCGAGGACACGACAGATCGGATTCCTAATCACATGCACCCCGAGTAATACTCAGCCCACATGTCTGCCCAATAGGCTTCGTTTTCTTCGATGTGTTCCGGGCACAGAACGACCCAATTCGATTCCTCGTTCACATAGGCCGTATTCTGGCGATAGCGCTCGCCGTCCTTATCGCAGTGCGGATGGATGCACTTTTCACTCATGCTCAGCACGTCCATCGGCAGGAAATCGCTCGGCATCGCACTGCTCGCATTTGCCAGGAGACTTCGTAGGACCATGCTTGGTACACCAAAAGAAGGTCGTGTCGGGCCGCCCCACGGCTGCATCCATACCGACCCACGGCACTCCGATAGGCTTAATCATTTCATCGCCGCAAACAGCGCATCGACAAATATGTGGCATGCTCACGGTTTCGCCTCTGTGTCGTTCGCTGTTGGCTTTGTATTGCGCTCGCTCAAGCCGTCGGCGATCTTTTCAAGCATTGATGCCACTTCCGACTGGCGCGCAATGTTCTCTCTCAGACTGCGGACAACGATGTAGTAGGCGTCGGCCAGTTTAAGTTCGTCGGTCATGGCTTCTCGCATGAAGTACGAGATGAGTACCACGCATCGAACTCTTCCGGCTCAACCCATAGGTGCCCATTGGGCTTCCAGGTGAACGGCAGCGAGAGGTCGGACGGATCGCGCGTCAGTTCATCGGCAATGGCCGGATCGGTGATCGCTTTGAATTTGGGCTTATCCATGGTGTCTCCTCGTTGGGGACCCCTAGAATATGCCGCAAATCGGCGGCGCGAAAGTTCAGCACGCGCGGGCGAAGTGAAGGCAAAAAGCGAGGAAATGCCGTAAATCATAGGGTTTGCGCTCTCACAGGTTCGCATCGTCACTCTTAGAAAAACTTCCTGAACAATTCCGCCAGCACGCCGGCCACGGCCTCTTCGGGAACCTCGGTGCCTTCACCGCTCGGCGACTCAATGAAGTAGATCCCGTTCGGCCAGTACTGCAACTCCCAGTGCTGCGCGTCGACCTTCTTGGCCATGGCCTGCAGTTCGGTGATGGTTTTCATTTCCGGTCAGAAGTATTTATAAATCGCCCAAACGCCCAGCGCGATTGCAAAGGCGACTCCGACATCTCGAAACGCTGCGGCCCAAGTCATTTGACACCCTCGATTTTCGACTGATATGTGCCGCATCTAACGCACTTGTATGGCGTATAGACCCACTCAGGCGGATCGGCCGGCGACTTGGCGTTATTGATCGCGAGCCGCTCCCACTTGTGCTCCTGACACTCTCCGTCCGTTTCCAAAGCAGTGCGTGCGCAATATTGCATGTCGTCGGCGATCTTCTTGTCGGGATAGGATCGGTCAGCGTTCGCAATCGTGCGCAGCGCCGCCTCCAGTTCGCGGATGCGGCCCTCCATCGCGACCCATTTGGCGCCGTCCACAATGACCTCAGACAAGCCGGGGCGAACAGCGCGACACTCAGGCATCCCACATATCCAGGTCATGGCTTCGTCTCGTTTTGCGCAGCGGAGTCAGATTCGTCTAGGTTCATGGCAAAGTTCGGCAACCCATTTTCCTTGGTTACCGCTGCCACCAGCGCGCATGTCACCGATTCAAGTTGCTGCTTCATCATGTCGGCGATAGCCCAATTACTCAGGCGCATGAGCGCCGTGCGATCCACGTAATACGCTGTGCGCAACCCCGAGTAGGCATTGGCTATGACGTGATAACCCATGCCATCGTCTTTTAGCTTCGTCTCCACGGCGATATTCAATTGAGGCGTGAACACTTTTACCTGCATGACGTTCGGATCAAAGGCGGCTGAATAGCCTTTCTCAGCGTACTGGTACGATTTCAGCATCGCGCGTAGGCGTGAGTTCTCGCGACTCAGAGCCGCCTCGGTCGCGGTCATTCCCAGGATGTCACTCATGCTGTGAGGCCTTTGCAGACTGTGATGCGCGGACCTCTTCCCACTTCCGCCACGCGGCGTCACGCAGAAGGCTGCTGTAGCCGTGGATCTGCTGGACGCGCTCCCGTGGCTCGGCGTCCCGAACGCTGATCGTGAGGCCCGTGCCATCGCTGAACGAGTGGTAATGCAGGTTGTCCCAGCCCGCGCGAAACAACGTTTCGACGGTCCGATGGACCACATGCCGCTGACCGCTGTGATAGCCGCTCCACTCGGCTTCAACCACAAATCTCTTACGCTTACTCACTTTCGACAACTCCTTTTCCCTTAGAGAAGCAGTTCGCGGATGTCCGCGCACTCGGGACACGGCTGATCATCCGCGTCCCACTCAGGGTCCCCGCTGCCGCCGCCGCTGATGGTCACGAGGCCGCTGCCGTCACAGCGCGAACACTCTTTCGCGCACTCCAAGAGCTTGTCGCGATAGCGGAGCGCCTCCTCGCGGGCAGCATCGCGTTCTCGCTCAGCAAGCACGAGCTTGGCGAGGGTGTCGGAGAGTTGGGTCATCCATCCTCCCCGGGCTCGCGCGAGCGCTTCGATTCCATCTTGTGCAGCACCTTCTTGAACGGCCGCCGGCGCGGGAGCGTGATGGTGACTTCGATATCCTCGGCGATATCAGGCGAGCCCCACACACGGATGCACGGCTCGCCGTTCCACATGTCCTCGAAGATCGTGATGCGCTTGCCGACCCAGCCCGCGAGCTCCTTGCCGAACATGTCGCGGATGCAAATGCCGTTGGTCTTGCAGGACACCAGCTTTTTTTCCGACTCGCGGAAGGATATGATCGCCTTGGCCTTCTTGGCACCGTCATCGCCCTGCAGCTCCTCGAGATCGACATCGCTGATGGTGAGCGTGACTTTTTTGCCGAGAAGCTCTCCGGCCTTTAGGAACCGGCCCGCGTACAGCTGATCGAAAACCGTGGGTTTCTTCAGCTTGCGCGGTGCGTCGACTTCATCGTTCATCATGTGATTGGCTCCAAGCCGAGATCGGCGAGATCCTCGGCCTCATTGCTGGGGTAATACCAAGAGGGGAGGGTCAGGATCTGTTCGCCCTGCACCGGCCCGGGCCACTCGCCGGCGGCCTCGCAGTCGCGCAGGATCTTCAAGAGTTCGCGGTAGTTGTCCCGCCCCTGCAGCAGAATGTCGTTCTCGATGCGGTAGGTGGCGACCGCGAAGGGGGCGGTGTTCTCGACCACGATCTCAATCATGTGCGGGACTTTGCCGGTGATCGCCTCATAGCCATCGCAGTACCACGCCCACTGAATGGCGTAGTCGAGCTTTGCGGCCTGGCTGCCGAAGGCGAAGTGACGGCAATCGCGGGTGGTCTTCAAGCCCACGAGGTATTGCTCGCCCTCGACTTGGGTCAGCCAATCGACGCGCCCGCGGCAGGGGCGTCCCTCGATCTCCCATTGCATCGTCACTTCGGGATCGCCGACCGCGAGGTACTTGTTCGCGGTCTCATCGAAGCGCACCGCTTTGGCAATCGCCATCGCGAGGTCGGCTTCATCGCCCGTGAGAATGGTCCGCTCGCAGTGCAGTTCCTTGAAGGCGTCCCAGGCACCGCCATTCCTGGGCGCGGCGCGGCCGTTGGCAAGGCGCTTATTCCACACCGCAAAATCATGGCCGAAGCGCTCGGGCTCCAAGACGGCGGTGTGGGTCGCGATGCCAAGGGTGAGCGCGTCGGTGCTTTTCGGGTGAGTCGCGGCGGCCTGGTAATGGAGCGGCGAGCGGCGCAGTTCTTTCAAACGCGTGACGTTGACGCCGGGAATCGCGTCGTACTCCTCGCGCGGGACACGGGATTGAATCAGATTCATGCTTGACTCCTTACCAGCGCCGGGCGCCGACTCGCCGTGATGATGTTCTCGGTTGAGTTCAACTCGCGCTCGTTCTCATCGACGAGCGCCTGGCGCAGCGCGTCGAAGGCTTTCGCGTACTTCGCCTCGCCTGGGTTCGCGAGCTTGGCGGCGGCCAAGGCGACGCGGCAGACGATGTAGGTCTCGAGGTCGATGATCATTTCGCATCGCTCCCCACGTTGAACCGCGGCGTCACCCGGTGCGCGTTCAGCTCGCTATCCTTGATGACGTCCTTGTTTTTGCGCCATTCCTGGATATTGCCTACGAGACAATCGACGGCGAGGATCAGTAGGCATAGGAGCAGCAGAGCGGCTTGCCAGCTCATGGCTGCACCCGGATCATGCGAGCCACGAGATCGAGCGCGCTCGCCTGGAGCCATTCGGTCGTCGGCTTAAGAAATTCCCGCGCTGCGGCCCACGCTGCGTCCCGCGCTGCGTCCCCCGCTGCGTCCCACGCTGCGGCCCGCGCTGCGTCCCCCGCTGCGTCCCCCGCTGCGGCCCACGCTGCGTCCCCCGCTGCGTCCCACGCTGCGGCCCACGCTGCGGCCCGCGCTGCGTCCCGCGCTGCGTCCCGCGCTGCGCGAACGCTCGCGCCAGCGGCGCTCGCTCCCGCAAGATCGACAATCTCTTCGAGATCGCGCAGCGCCTTGGCATGTGGTGCCAGCGTAGGCACGAGATCGAGCCACTTCGGCGTGTGAACGCGAATCAGCCAATCCAAGGCCATGTACGAGCGGCGCTCCTCGACCGCTTTGGTTGAGCGCGTGTCGACGATCTGTTCGATGAGCGGTTTGAGCAAGCGATCGCGCTCCGCATCGGAAGGCAGCCCATCGTTCCACGCCATCAGGAAGGCCGTGAGCACGGGGCACGCGCACTGCGGATGATCGGACCAGGGTTCGCCCGCGATGTAGGCGACAGCCTCCATCACGCACATGCCGTGCTCGAAATCCTCGTGATTGCCGCTCTTCAAGGACAGCGCTTCGATTTGCCGGAAGCGTTCGGCGAGGAGGGGGCTCATGTGCCCACCTTCGCCTGCTTCAAACCCGCCCGCGCCACCCGCAGCACTTCCTCGGCGTAGCGCTTGAAGGTGCCCGTGGCGCCCATCACGGGCTCGAGCATCATCTCGGCGCCGAAGGCTAAATCCATGAGCACATCGCGCAAGGCATCGCGCTGCATCTGCAGGACCACGGCGGAGGAGACCAAGCCGCGCTCGGTCGGCGTGAGCACGGCTGAGGAGCCGGTGAGTTCGGCCTCGGAGAGCGGCGGCACGTCCCGGCTCTCGTCGGCCAAAAGCTCCGCCAAGTCCAGGCGGTCCATGTCCTCGCGCGCGCGCTCTTCGCTCTCGGCGATGCGCTGCTCGTGGCCGTCGGGGCTCATACTTCGACCTCCTCAAGATTAAGGCCGGCGAAGGCGAGCCGTTCCATCATGGTCAAGCGATTGTCGTGATCGCGTGGCTGCTCGCGGCCGCGCTCGATCCTCTCGACCATGTGGCCGAGCATGCGATTGCGGTCCGCCCGATCCTCCAGCGCGTACCAATCGGCGGTGCAGTCGCGGGGACCATGGGCGTACTCAGGAAGAGCCAGGCCGGCCTCGTAGAACGCCATCACATCGGCGTCCGTGAGATTACGGCCGAGGTTGGGCACTGAGATGACGTTGCATCGAAACTGATTCAGGGGGTTCATCGCTTGCTCCGTGGTGGTGACCATGGAGCGAGTTAACTACAGTTACATTTGATTGTCAACTGTAGTATGGTTAACATGCCGTCCATGCAAACGACCGACGTCATCACCTATTACGGATCTCCGGCCGAGGTAGCTCGAATACTGGGGATTTCGCGCGCTGCGGTTTCGAAGTGGGCAAAGGAGGGCATTGTTCCGGAGGGGAGCGCTTACAAAATCGAGTCGCTCACCCGCGGCAAGCTGAAGGTAAATCCTTCGGACTATCAGCCGCGCGCCTCCGAAACCTGCACTTAGATGCCCATTTTTTTTTCGTCCCACGGTTTCACTTAATCCATGTCCTTGGATCGCAAGGACATTCGCGCCAAGCTCGACCCTGAGTGGCACGAGGCGCTGGTCAAGATCTGCGCGCGCGACGGCATCGACGTCGGCGAATTCATCGAACGCGAGATAGAGCGCGTTCTGTCTGAACGTATCCATGGTTGGATTTTGGACAGCCAGGTCATGGAGGGCCTGGGAATAACCGGGAAACTCCGGGAGAAACCGGGAGTGCGCAGGAAGTGACTGCTCAGCGCCCCAATGGTTGCGACCACTGCGGATATCCCTGCGAGGAGCCCCGCCCTGAGAACGGCCTGTGTAAGCAGTGTGCGGAGTGGGGCGCTAAGAATTTGGATGCGATCAATTCTCTCCCCCAATCCGCCAAACGATCAAAAAAGGAGCGCCGGTATGAACGCCGTGGCTCTGCCTGACATCGCATCTGCGCGGCTTCCCGCCAATTACGAGGCCGCTACGCGTGCCATCGCGGAATGCTCACGCATCGATGAATGCCAAACGTGGGCCGACAAGGCCGAAGCAATGGCGAGCTATGCGAAGCAATCGAAAGACGAGACGCTTCGCAAAATGGCGGATCGGATTCAGGCTCGTGCGATCCGTAGGTGCGGGGAACTGCTGAAGCAGATTGAGCCGGCCAAGAACCAACATTCCGACGCTTGTGGGGACAGCCCTACAAGCAGAAGCGATGCAGCGCGGAAGGCTGGACTATCGCGTGACCAAAAGGTTACTGCGCTTCGAGTCGCCTCAGTCCCCGACGAAGAATTCCACGCGGCCGTGGAGTCCGACTCACCGCCTACGGTCACGCAGCTCGCTGAGCGCGGCAAGCAATCGCGACCGCAGCCGCTAGTGGACCTCCAAGGCATTCCGCCGGCGGACTTCGCTCGAGCCACGGAGGCTGGTGGCACACTGCGGCGGTTTGCCGAGTTCTGCCAAGCCAATGATCCAGTGCGCATCGCGCGCGCGTTCCAGCCTCACGAAATCCAGTCTCTTCGCGAGCATGTATCGACCGTCGATGCGTGGCTCGATCAATTCATTACGCATTTGTAGGGGTAATCGGCATGTACAAAATATCGGACTTGGAAGGGGAAATCGAAGACAAGATCGAGGAGATGGAGGAGCTATTTCCAGGCCAAGGAGTCGAGGCCGATTGGGTAGCTCATGCCGTTATGTCGGACCATGGATTGCTGCCAACAGCTGACCCGGACGGGTTTCACCATACCTGCAGCATGCGCACGGTGCGAGAGTACACGCGACGCGTCATGAATCGATATGACGGTAGTGCCACCGCGACGCCGAATCCGCAAATTATTTTACCTGGGTTCGAACGACTTCAAACGCATTATTTGGTGGATCGGGAAGGCAAGCAGAAGATGGTGCGCGTCGATTACCTGACGAGCGCCGAGAGACGCAATAAGGCGACTGAACTGCGCGCTATGGGTGCTGGCTGCTACCAGCACGCCGAGGAACTGGATCGCTACGACGCGAAGCTTCTGCGAACTGCCTGACGATGCGCGCCCGCAACATCAAGCCGGGATTGTTCAAAAACGAGGTGCTAGGAGAGGCCGATCCGGTACTTACGATTTTGTTTGAAGGACTCTGGTGTATGGCTGACAGAGAGGGGCGGTTGGAGGATCGTCCTGCCAAAATTCGCGCCGAAGTTTTGCCGTACCGTTTCTCAGTCGACATCGAGGCTTCGCTCGACTGGTTGGCTCGTCACCAATTCATCGATCGATACGAAGCGGACGGCGTCAAAATCATCCAAATATTGGAGTTCAAAAAGCATCAGAAACCCCATAAAAATGAGGCTCCAAGCACGCTTGCCGCTAAGGCAGTGCCAAGGACGCGCCAAGGACGCAAGTCAGAACAACCAAGGCCCGAAGCGAGCACAACCGAGGCCATTGCGACTCGGGCTGATTCTCTGATTGCTGATTCTCTGATTGCTGATAGCTTGAATCCCCCAAACCCCCAAGGGGGGCTTCCTTCGTCTGCGACGAATGGGCAGAACGGGAACGGAAAGCACCACCGACGGGAGCGGCCACCGGACCCAGCCATCGCCGTATGGTACGAACTGATCGCCTCGGACGGCGCGAGACCACCCCGAACGCACGAGTTGCAAGCGGCTATCGATGCCGCCGGCGGATGGTCGCGCATCGCCCAACGCCAGCAGGGCGTCGAGGATTCCATCGTCCGTAAGGCGTTTTGCACCGCATACCACGAAATAACTGGAGATTCCGCATGAAACTCGAGGCAAACGGTGATCGGATCAACCCCGAGCAGGAACTCATCGACCGCATGATCGATTGGCGCAAGCTCAATCGACCGGAGGACGTGAGCGATATCAAAACCAACCTGAACGCGAAGGCGCTGCATCAGGCATTGGGACGGCCCTGCGCGGCGGATGGCAGCTACCCGGAATCGGTGCTGTACCGGGGCTATCGAATCCTCGCGAAGGCCAGGCAAAAGGTCGCCTCGGTATCCGCATGAGTCAATCAAAAAACCCGCCTCCGTCCAGTGCGCTGCCGCCGGCCGACTGGCTCACCGCCCAGGCCCGCGCGGCAACGACCGCGAAGCCCAAAAAGCCCAAAGCGGCGTACAAGCGCCGCTGGCAGTGGGGCACTTCGAAGCCGCCGCTATGAGAAATCCCGCAGCCCAAGGCCGGCCCGATGCGAACCATGCCGAGATCGTTGCGACCTACGAGGCCCTTCACTGCGGAGTCATCGACACGCACGGCCAAGGGTTCGGCTTTCCCGACATCATCGTACACTTCTCCGGCTACTGCGCGCCGGTTGAAATCAAGACCGAGGAGGGCAAGCTTCGCGCCTCGCAGGAGCGCTTTATCCGCGATTGGAAGGGGCCGAAGGTTGAGGTCGTGCGCACCGTCGATGATGTGATTGCGCATGTCACGCGGGTGCGGACGCAGAGGGCCGGCGCATGACCCGCATCCGCACCATCCGCAATATCCGCGCCGACCGCTGGCTCGCGCTGTGGCTCGCGATCATGGCGGGGTTTTGGGGCTGTCTGTGGTGGGTGCTCAAGTGAGGTGGGCGCCCGACGAGGTGGACCGCTGGTGCATGCAATGGGCGCAGCAGCGTCGGCAAATCGAGGGGAGCCTGGCGCTCGAGCCCCGCGATCGGGTCGGTAAGCTCAACAGCACCTTGGGCGCCGTGCGCGAGGATGCGGAAGGGGCAAGCCAAGGCACGACCAATCAGAACTTCCCGGAAGTTTATACGGGCCGCTCGCTCCTCGTGCATCGGGCGATTCGGGAGATGGACAAACGCTGGGCGCACGTCATATCGCTGCATTTCGTGGTGACCGATAAGCCGGTCAAGTGGAAGGCGAAGGAAGCCGAGATGAACGTCGCGGCGTACTGGAAGACCCTCGCTTTCGCCAAAAACTACGTCCACAGTTTTGTGACGATCTGCACAAAATACGAGGACAAAAACGCCAAAGTGATGGAAACACAATTTCTGCCGCGAATTTCCCTCTCAAATGGGCTTGCGGAGCCGTAAGAAATGCCTTACAACTCACCCAATCAATTATTGTGGGATCGCTCCCACCGCGAAATCTCGCGATGACGCCCTGCGTCCATACCCAAGAACGCCACAACATGATCAAAGCCGGTGCCGCGGCGCAGTGCCCGTGGTGCGAATTGGATATGACGCGGGACCGACTGCGGCGCGCCGAAGCCTTGCTTGCCGATGCGGTCTCGCTTTGGGATGCGCAGGGCGCAGGATTCTGGCGTCAGCAGATGCTCAGACACGCGCAGTACCAAGATTTTCTCAAAACCACAGGACAACCCTGATGCCTAGTAAATCACCCGCGCAGCACCGGCTCATGGAAGCCGTGGCGCATGACCCGAAGTTCGCCAAGAAGGCCGGCATTCCGCAATCGGTCGGCAAGGATTTCGCCGCCGCCGATGCCGCGAAGGGGCCGAATCAAAACAAGCCGAAATATCAGGCGAGCATCGGGCAGCCGGCGCATGTGAAGCAGCTCGCCGCCGCGCTGAGCAAACGCTGATGGCCGCCCGGTATTCAGTGCAGCCGACCCTCTCCTTGGAGCCCGCGCGCGCCATGTTCCTCCTGATCGAATGGAATGGCGAGACGCAGGGCGGCCAAGTCGAGAAGTTCGGCCGCTGCATCGGCGAATATGGCTCGCTCGAGGCGGCGATCGAAGGCGCGCACGGGATGCTTTTGCGGCAAGCCGGCACGGCGCTGCATCGGGGCGCGTGATGGCGAGCGGCGGTTCTCGGCCAGGAGCGGGTCGCAAGCCTGGCGATATGCATTCGGAGCGTGTACGAGGTCGCATTCGTACCGCCATGCTATTAAACCGTCTCACGAACTTCGTGACGGGCCGGATCGAGATGTCGCCGCACCAAGTCACGGCTGCGCTGGGGCTCCTCAAGAAAACCGTGCCTGATCTGCAAGCGATCGAGCATTCGGGAACGATCATCGAGGAAGTGCATACGGTCTCCGCAGAGCCGCTGACGGAGGAGGAATGGGCGCAAACCTATGGCAGCAGCAGCGCCCAGCGACTTAACGGCTGAGAGAGCGCCTCCCTGCGCTTGGCGGCCGCAGCGAGGACCGCAGAAGGCGCTCATCGATTGCCCGGTACCTGAGGTGCTGTTCGGCGGCGCGCGCGGCGGCGGCAAGACCGATGGTTTCTTAGGCAAGTGGGCCCTGAAGAGCCAGAAATACCGGCGCGGCTTCAATGCGGTGTTCTTCCGTCAGGCCATGCCCCAGCAGGACGATTTGATCGACCGGGCGCGCGAGATTTACGAGCCGATCGGCGGCAAGTGGCAGGAAGGCAAGAAAATGTTTCTGATGCCGGGCGGCGGGCGCATCCGCTTCCGACCGTTGGAAACCGTTTCTGATGCCGATAAATATCAGGGCCGCAATATCTCCGATGCGGCGGTGGAGGAGGCGGGCAACTATCCGGCCTCGGCGCCGATCGATCGACTCTTCGGGTGCCTCCGCTCGAGCTTCGGCGTGCCGGTGCAGCTCATGCTCTCGGCCAATCCCGGCGGTCCGGGGCATCACTGGATCAAGCAGCGGTATATCGACCCGGCCCCCGGGGGCTTGACCATCTTGACGCGCTCGCTGCCGAATGGGCGCACGCACCGGGCGGTCTATATCCCCTCCCGGGTGCAGGACAACAAAATCTTACTGTCGCAGGATCCGAGCTATGTCGATCGGCTGTATCTGGTCGGCTCCGAGAACCTGGTCAAGGCGTGGCTCGAGGGCGATTGGAACGTCATCGAGGGGGCGTATTTCCCCGAGTTCTCGGCCGCGAAGCACGTCATTGCGCCCTTCGAGATTCCCGCGCATTGGGCACGCATTCGCGCGATGGATTGGGGCTCGGCGAAGCCGTTTTGCGTGCTGTGGCTCGCGGTCTCCGATGGCGAGCTCGCGGCGATCCCCCGGGGGGCGCTCGTGGTGTACCGCGAATGGTACGGCTGGAACGGCGAGCCCAACGTCGGCTGCAAGATGACGGCGCGGGATGTGGGGGACGGAATCCGCCGCATCGAGGCCGATACGGGCGAGCGCATGGCGGAGGAGGTCTTGGATCCCGCGGCGTTCAGCGAAGATGGTGGCCCCTCGATCAACGAGCGCATGGACCTCAATTTCCGCCGCGCGGACAACAAGCGCGTGGCGCGCCAGGGCGCCATCGGCGGCTGGGATCAGGTGCGGGACCGTTTGGTGGGCGAGGGCGGCCGGCCGATGCTGTATGTATTTTCGACCGCAACGCATTTGATTCGCACGCTGCCGGCGCTGCAGCACGATAAGCACCGCGCGGAGGACGTTGACTCCGACTCCGAGGATCATGCGGCCGATGCGCTGCGCTATGGCTGCATGTCGCGCCCGATCGTGCGGGATGCGCCGAATATTCCGAAGCCGCGGTTTGAGACCTCGCTCACGATCAATGAAATCTTAAAGCGCGCCACGCAGAAGCGTCTGGCCGAGGGGTAATTCCATGTCGAAGCCATCGAGAAGGGCGCCAGTGCATGGCGCGCGGCCTCCTGCGCCCCGCAAGTTCGTGAGCCATATCGTCATGCGGTGGGGGGAGCTGAATGGTGGGCGCGCCCTGACGCGGGCACGCAAGGCCTGCGGCTACCGACACGCGACGCCGAACAAGTACGACCGACAAGAGGGCTGATCTATGCAAGCAGGACCTTGGGCCACCTATTCGAGCTACGCGGCGATTGTGCCGTCAAGCACCACGGCGCTGAACTGTCGCGCGATTTATGTCGGCGGTGCCGGCAACGTCGTCGTCGCCTCGAAGGTCGGCGGAACGCTCGTGACCTTCACCGCCCCGCCGGTCGGCTCCATCCTGCCGATCGAGCTCAACGAAGGCATTGTCGATGCGACCTCGACGGCCACGCTCCTGGTCGCACTGCAGTGAGTATTTTCAATCCCCTAAATCGCGGTAACTTCGCCGGCAACTCCAATCCGCCCCTTCCGCAATTGCAGCTAAATGCGCTGCGTGCGGCCAACGTGGCGGCGCATTTGAACGGGCCGCAAATCATCGCGCCGCTCTGGGTGACGCTGACTCCGTATGTAGCCGGCAACGTCGTCTCCCTCACCAGCGGCCAGCATCTGATCTGCTCCGGCGCTGGCACCTCGGGCGCATCGATGCCGGTCTATACCTCAGCAGTGCTCACGGGCCGGCCGCTCACCGATGGCAGCGTGACATGGTACGGACTGCCATGGGTCAAGAGCGCCAGCGACATCAATGCGCCGGTCATTACCTCCGGCGCCAATGCGGCGGCCGTGGGACTTACGGAAACGCTTTTCATCTCCGGCACGACGATCAATTCTGCGGTGACGCCGTTCAGCTCTCGGCAGATCAATAATTCGAACGTGGCGATTCGCCATTTCCAGTATGCCAGCGGCAATGCTTCGGGATCCGGCAATAGCACCGGCGATGCCACGCAGGCGGGGTTTTCCGCCGCGAACGTCTACAACACCAATCAATGGGATTTGGAGTTCTACGTCACGGATGCCAAGTTCGGCATTACGATCCACAACTCCTCGAGCGTGGTGTATGTGGAAGTCGATGGCGTGATGGTGCAGGGCAATCCTCTGCCGTCCTCCGGCACTCCAGGCTGGTGCATTGCGTTTGATTATAACGGCGTGGTCAAACGTCGATTGGTGCGCATCTCGGACACCCAGGTCGGCGCGCAGATCCGCGGCGTCGCGCTCTCGACGATCGGTTACATCGAGCCCTCGGACTCGCCGAATGATTGCATGCTGCTCCTGGGCGATTCCTTGCAGAATACCGTCGTCCCTTCGATCACCTCACCCCTCGCCGCGCCGCAAGGGTTTTGGATCAAGCGGCTCCTCGGGCTTTCGAGCGTGGTCAATGCGACCGTGGCGGGATCCGGTTACGTCGCCTTCAATGCCAATTCCTACAACGTTCCCACGATTCTATCGACCCAGGCGAATCAGCAGATTTTCGCGCTTTATGCGCCGAGCCACGTCATGATCAGCGCGGGCTACAACGATAGTAATACGCCGTTCTCACAAGTGGGGCCTGCGGCATTGGCCTCCTGGGCCGCCGCGCGCGCGCAGTTCCCGAATGCCAAGATTACGGTCACGGATGGCTTCGCGCAGGCAAAAGGTCCGGACGCCGGCACGCTCACGCAGGCGGCCAATTTGCTCGCGCTCTTCAGCCAATGGGCGGATCCTAATTCCGTCTTTATCCAGGCGGTGGGCTCCTCCGCCAATACGTCCTGGACGCGGGGCACTGGCAATGCGGGCATCGCCCTAGCCGCCGGTAATGCCTCCAACTTCGTGAGCACGGATACGAATCACCCGACGCCGGCCGGCGCCTACTACCTTGCCATCCGCATGGCGAATGCCATCCGGGCGGCATGGAACAACGCCTACTAAATGCCAGCCTTCAAGTACTTAAACGATGCGACGATCGGCGCAGGCGCCGTCACATCCAATATTCTGCCGCCGCCGCAGAACGTCGCACCGGGAACGTGGGCCTACGATTCGGTCGTGGGACCCGTTTGGAACAATGGCGCAGCGTGGGTGCCGCTCTCGAATAATTCTGGCACGACGAACGTTTTTTTGAGTGCGTGGCCCGGGATTGATCCCACGGGCGTGAATGACTCGCGCGCGGCGGTCGCCTCCGCCATGGCTTTCGTCTCTGGCACCAATCAAACCTTGGCGGTCGACTGCCCGGTGCTGATCTCGGTCGGCACGGATAACACCAAAACGACCTTCGTCGGCGGCGGCACGAATCTGGATTTCACTTCCGCCGGCGCGTTCATTTTGGATGCGCTCGGGGTTCCGGCCTTCTCCTGGATCGGCGTCGGCGCCTCCAATTGCACCTGGCAGGACTATACCGTCCGCTACGTCGGTAATCCGGGGCAGACGATGCTCCAGTACACCGGGACCTGGGCGAACAATAATGGCAATTGGAATACGACGACGCTCACCAATTACATGCGGTCGAACAATGGCAATACGTTCACCGGCGGCGGCGCAACGGCCATCTGGCCGGGACCGACCAATACGGCGGCGCTGCACTACATCGGCGGCGGCGTATCGAATATCAATTTCATCGGCAGCTGCAGCGCAACGGCGGTCTACTCGACGGCGGACAGATTCATTCCTGTGCTCTTCAGCTTGAATTATCAGTGGTCGTTCGGCCAGGCAGTCACGGTCGCAACGCCGATCAACACGACGACGACCGCGCAGCCGCAGAACATTTCTTTCGATGGCTGGACGGTCGATGGCGTCTATATGGGCTGGGTCGGCACGGGCTCGAATTTGAAGTTCCGCAACATGGTGAGCCTGCGCTATGGCGACCTCGAGGACTCCTCGGGCAACAATCAGGGCGGCATCGGCACGGTGAGCGGCAAGACCTGCAACTTGGCCAATGACGCATGGTTCGCTCCGCCGCATCTGATGTACATGCAGGCCGGCGGCAACACCGGCGTCTCGCCGTTCACCTGTTCGGCGGATTACGAGAACATCTTGGATGAGGGCATTTATACCTCGAACAACCCGATCTATGGCTCGCGCCGCAGCCAAACCTCGGGCCATATCAATTCATTCAAGTTCGATGCGAGCGCGCTCACAACAGTCACGAATTACGTCTCCAAGCGGCCCGATGGCTTTGCCGATGTGCTCTCGCAGACCGGGAGCATCACGAGCGCCGGATGCTGGATGGATGGAGTCAGCATTGCCTTGGATTGCGGCGTCGGCGCCTATGTGCTCACGGTCTCGGCGGCTGGCGCCGGCGCAACGTCCTTCACGATCACGCCCGCGAATTGGCCTTGCAATAATACGGGCGGCACGTATGCGGGAGTGACTTCGGGTTCGTATCCGACGACATTCAGCACCGGCGAGGTGCGACTCGTTACCTACACGGTGACCGTGGTGAGCGGCAATGCGACTGCGATTTCAGCCGCGTGGACGCAGCCGCTCTTGAACACCAACACGACGACGATTCGCATGGGGGTGAGCGGTCCCTTTGCCTTCCGGTACCCCGGCGCCGGCATTCAGAATTTCTTCTTGAAGAATGTGAAGATTTTCGATTCCTCGCTCTTCCCGTTGGGCTGGCCGATCCTCTCCGATGCCTCCGTCGGGCACGTGAATTTCTTCGTCGACACCAATGTCATCGTGCAGGATTACCCGACGATCGCGACCTATTCCCCGGGCTACGGGATCGCGGGCGAGGGAATCAACATCGATGACAAGATCATCTTTTTGAACTGCTCCTCGACGCAGACCTTCCGCGGGCCGATCGTGAATAATTCGGCGACGTCCACGCAGGATCATTATCACAAGGTCGAGATGAGCGGCTGGCGGCAAACGGCGATCACCTTCGCTGCGGCACCGACCGGCACGTCCGCGAATCTCGTGAGCGCCTCCTGGCAGACCGGCGTCGTGGGCTGGATCTATCCCAGCGGCGTCTATAACGTCCGCTTTAGCGATGATCAAGTGCGCGCGGTGACCTTCACCAATGGCAGCGTCGCCTGTTCCTGGGCCGGCGCGCTCTCAGGTTCGCCTACCGTCAATGCGACGGCGAATCTTGTGAACGCGGCACAGTTCGATTCCTTCAAACCGCGGGTCATTCTGCAGCTGCCCACGGGCGGCGTGAATTTCGGCGTCAAGGCGCGCGTCACGGACGTGAGCAATGGCATCGACATCAATATGACGCAGGGCCTCGCTGAAGAAGCCTGGACGCAGTATTGGCAGGGCACGCCGCCGGCGGGCGCGACCTATACGCCGCCCACGATCAATCATCCGACGAGCTTCGCGATCGACCGCGCGGCGTGGGGCGTCGTGACCAATTTCGGCACCATCGCGAGCATCAACGTGGGGCAGAACGCGGGCTCGGCGACGGCCTTTTTCACAGGGGTGAATGTAACCTCGGCAGCCAATGCGGCGCGACCGATCGCTAGTCCGGTGACGGTGACGGGCCAGCCGCTACTCACCCCCAACGTCAACTTCGACGGTACCGGCTTTGGTGTGCTGATGATGCGCGGCGTGCGCACGGTCCTGAGCAACTAATGGCCGTCCGCTTCGCCCCATTTGTCGGAACCGGCTATATCGCGCCGGGGATCGGCGTGCCAGGCGCGCCCACCAGCGTCGTAGCAACCGCCGGCAATACGAGCGCGACCATCACCTATGCGACGCCATCAAATAATGGTGGTTCCCCGATCACCGGGTATACCGCGACCTCGACGCCGAATAATATTACGGCCTCAAGCGCGACCAATTCGATTGCGTATCCGCCGGGGAGCCTGACAAACGGGCAGTCTTATACCTTCACGGTGCATGCAACGAATGCGATCGGCAATGGCCCCGAATCATCGCCTGCCTCGAATGCCGTGACGCCGAATAGCGGTGTCGGGCCTCCCTCGGCGCCGACCAATCTGCAAGTGATCCTGCAGGGCGAGAACTCAGCGGATAACACGCCCTCGCCGCCGACGCCCACGAATCCCAATCGCATTGACATTTCCTGGACCGCGGCGGTCGCGGGTGGCCTCGCGATCAACAATTACAAAATCTATCGCAGCGTCAATCGGGGCGCTTTCTCGCTCTATGCGAGCCCGGCAGGCACCGGCACGACCTACAGCGATACATCCGCGACGCTCTGCACTAATGGCACGGCCGGCTCGACGCCGCCGTACTACCCGGCGAATACGTATCAGTACAAGGTCTCCGCAGTCGACACGGGCGGCAATGAGAGTGCGCTATCGGGCACGCAAATCTTCGTCATCTACAAAAATGGCGCGCGCGGCTGGGATTTGGATTACGGCTTCGGCGGCAGCACGAATTACTCCGATACGACGGGCTCTCCGCAGGGCGGTGTGGCGGATGTATTGTTCACCAATTCCGGCTTCGGCGGAATGCTGCCGGTCTCGAGCAAGCTGGTCACGCAGTGGAATTTCTGGGTGGGCGCCTACACCTACCTCTACGTCGATATTAAGCCGACGAATCCGAGCTTCACCTTCCAGCTCTACGCGCTGCGGGTGGGCGATGTGCATATCTATAATTCGTCGGGCGTCTCCTACAACGTGAACCCGGGATCGCTCTCCTATGGTTCGGCACCGGCCAATGGCGTCTGGGGCACGCACAAGATTCCGCTCGCGGATTTCCTGACTGATTGGGGCCCATCCGGCGCGGGGCCGGCTGCCGTGCAGAACGCGCTTTATAAATTCGCGATTCAGAACAATGTCGCCTCGAACGGCAATTTCTACGTCGATAATATGATCCTGAGTGATACCTGATGCCAAGCCCGGCTGATGAAGCGCGGCGGTGGAAGAAGGAACTCCAGGTCGCGAAAAAGCGCGAGGATGATTGGCAGAAGGAAGCCGACAAAATCGTCAAGCGCTATCGGGGCGATGAGACGAAGAAGAATCGATATAACGTGTTGTGGTCGAATACGGAGATCCTGCGGCCAGCGATTTACAACTCGCGGCCCAATCCTGATGTACGAAGGCGCTTTCGAGATGCCGACCCTTTGGGGAAGGCGGTCTCGAACGTGTTGGAGCGCGCGTTGATGGTCCTCGTCGATGGCGATGAGACTGACGATGCGCTCAAGAACGACGTGCTCGATGGACTCCTACCGGGGCGCGGGGTCTCCCGTATTCGCTATGTACCGACCATCGTCGAGAATGCGCCGGCGCGAGCGAAGACCGATCCGGATGGCGACGATGATGTAAGCGAGGATGGGGCCTCGCCGAACGCGACTGACGATGTGGAGCCCGACGAAGAGCTCGAGAGCGAGTATGTCTGCTTTGAACATGTCGACTGGCGGGATTTTCGCCACGGCTACGGCCGGGTGTGGCCCGAGGTTCCCTGGGTCGCCTACCGGCATAAGCTCACGCGCAGTGATGCGGAAAAGAAGTTCGGCGATGAGGCGCTGCGCGAAGTCAAATTCACCTCGCCGGAATCTGACGATAAGAAAAACCCGGAGGAGGTCGGCGAGACACAAAAGGTCGCCGAGTTCTGGGAGATTTGGGACAAGCTTGGGAACCGGGTATTTTTCACCCAGGATGCTGTCGAGGCGCTGCTCTTCCCGCTAGCGAATACGAAGGGCGAGCCGCCCTTGGATCTGCCGGGTTATTTCCCGACGCCGCGACCGCTGCTGATTGTCGAAAACACGGGCTCGCTTCTACCGATCCCGATGTTCCGGCTCTATGAGCAGCAGGCCGATGAACTCGACCGCATCTCGGGACGCATCGACAAAATCGTCAATGGCCTGCGCCTGCGCGCGGTTTACGATTCGAAATTGCCAGAATTGGCCGATCTATTGGCGAAAGACGACAACGAGATGACGCCGATTCAGAACGCCGCGGCCTGGCGCGACGGCGGCCTCGATAAGGCGATCAGTTGGATGCCGATCGATATGGCGGCCGCCGTCCTTAAAGAGCTATATGCCGCCCGCAGCGAGCAGAAAGCCATCATCGACGAAATCATCGGGATCTCGGATATCGTGCGGGGCGCTACCGATCCGAATGAGACCTTGGGCGCGCAGGAGCTTAAGAGCAATTATCACTCGGTCCGGCTGCAGCGCATGCAGAAGGAAGTGCAGCGATACGCGCGCGACCTCTTGCGGTTAGCCGCGGCCGCAATGTCACAGAAGTTCTCGCCGCAGACTTTCCAGAAGATGACGGAACTCAATTTCCCGACCGCGCAAATGAAGCAGGCCGCAGCGATGCAGTTCCAGCAAATGCAGCAGATGCCTCCGCAGCCGGGCGCGCCGCCGCCGCAGCCGCCGGTGATCCTGCAGATGCCGACGTGGGAGGATGTGATTGGCGTGATGCGCTCGGAGAAGAGCCAGCAGTATCGGATCGACATCGAGACCGATTCGACCATCTCCGGCACGCTGTCCTCCGATATGGCCGGATTGTCCCAGGTGCTCACGGCTGTGCATGAGACGGTCGCGGGATTGGAGCCCATGGTACTCAATGGCTCGATCCCGATCGATGCCGCCAAAGAACTGGTGATGACGGTGATTCGCCGCGCGCGCATGGGTTCAGCGGTCGAGGATGCCTTCGACAAGATGCAGCCGCCGAAACCGCCGCCGGATCCGAATGCCGGTAAGGCGCAGGCAGCCGTCGCGCAGAGCCAAGCCAAAGCGCAGGCCGATATCGAGGTCGCGAAGATCAAGGCCGACCTCGAGGCGCATGTCGCCCAAGTTGAGCAGCAGGCGCAGGCTCAGCAGAACGCTCAGGAACAGGCGCTCGAGGCGCAGCGTACGGCACAGAAGCAGCAATTCGAAGCGATGGAAGCCAAGCTCGACGCCGCCGTGAAAATTATCGTGGCGCAGATCGGCGCCAAGAATGCGGTAGATGTCGCCACTATCAGCGCGGCCGATCGCGAAGCCACTCAGGATCTTTAAATGCGTCGACGATTCGTCTACGACCCAGCGACCAAATCGCTGGTGGAAACGGCTGCGCGCAAGTCGCGCGCGCTGCACTTCATCCAGCCCGATTTGCCGGGCTATCAGTCCCCGGTGACGGGCCTTTGGATCGAGGGGCGCAAGGCGCGGCGCGAGGATTTGCTGCGCACCAATTCGCGCCCCTACGAGGGATTCGAGCAGGAGAGCAAAGAGGCGGCGAAGGTCCGGGCAGCGCATGAGCAGAAGCTCGACGCCCTCGCCGAAAAGATGGCGCATCGGGCCTGGGCGGAAGCGCCCGAGCGGGTGCGCAAAGTGTTTCGCGGTCGATAACGGGAGAACCCCATGGCCTTGAGCGACAAAGACGTTGATGCCGATATGGCGGCGAGCTGGAAGGAAATTCAGGATAAGTATGCGGTCGAGGAGACGCCCGCGCCGGAGTCTGTGGATGCTGACTCACCAGCCGACCCGTCTCCGGAGTCGGAGACCATTCCCGTCTCGCGCGAGCCCGATGGCAAATTTAAAGCGCGTGAGGAAACTGCGAAGCCGGCCAAGACGGCGGCCGCGAAAGAGCCTACAACGGGCAAGACGGCGGCTCCCGCGGCCATGGATCCTGCTGCCACTCCCGAGACTGCGGCGCCGGAGTCGCCGTCACCAGCTCGCGATATAAATCGTGCGCCATCGACTTGGAAGCCCGCGGCGCGCGCCGAATTCGACAAGCTCTCGCCGGCTATTAAGGCAGAGATTCACCGCCGCGAGGCCGATTTCCTTAATGGTCAAGCGCAGCTGCGCCCCGACGCCGAGATGGGCCAGAAGATGCGCGCCGTCATCGAGCCGTACCGCATGCTCATCGAGGCGGAGGGCGGCACGCCGGATCGGGCGGTCGCGGATCTTCTGCGAACGGCGGCGATCTTCCGCACCGGGAGCGTGCCGCAGAAGTATCAGGCGATTGTCGATATTTCGCAGCAATTCGGTATCGATTTGCGCTATCTCGCGCAGGCCGCGGTGGAGCAGCAGGGCCAACCGCCGACACAAGGACAGCCGCAGCCACAACAATTTCGAGATCCGCGCGTGGACCAACTCCTCGCGCAACAGAATGCGGAACGCCAACAACTGGCGCAACGCGAGCAAGCGACGATGGAATCTACCGTTACCCGGTGGATGAATGAAGCCGATGCGCAAGGAAACCCCAAGCGCGAATATTTGGGCGATGTGATCAATGAGATGTCGGCATTGGTCCCGCAGATTCGCTCCGCTGATCCGACTTTGACCCATGCGCAGGCCTTGGATGCTGCGTATGAACGGGCGATTTGGGCTCACCCCGAAATCCGCCCGATCCTGCAGCAGAAGCTGCAAGCCGAGCAAGAAGCTCAACGCCGCGCTGAAAACCAGAAGCGGGTTAATGAAGCGAGAAAAGCCGGAAGCGTGAATGTACCTCGACGGGGGTCGACCCCATCGCCCGGTCAGCCCGGGACGATGGAGCAAACGATCGAGGAAACGGCGCGCGCCATCGGATTTTTCACGTAACCCACTTTTAGGAGACTCCCATGCCCCAGGGCATAACCAGTATTTTCCAGGCGTGGACGGAGCTGGCCGCCACGACTTATCGCAAGCACAGCACCGAGGTCGCCGATGCGGTCTCCAAGCACAACGCGCTCTTCCGGCGATTGAACTCCAAGGGCCGCAAGCGCACGGAGGACGGCGGTTTGAGTTTGGTGGCGCCGTTGGAATACGCCAACAACTCGACCTATCAGCGCTATTCGGGCTACGACGCCTTGAACATCAACGCGGTCGACGTATTAACGGCGGCGGAGTATCCGTGGCGTCAGGTCGCGGTGAACGTCGCGGCATCGGGCCTTGAGCTGCGCACCAATAAGGGCGAGTCGCGAATCATCAACTTCACCAAGTCGAAGATTCGAAACGCCATGAACTCGTTTAAGAACGGCATGTCGGGCGACCTGTACTCTGATGGCACGGCGGCGAACCAGATCAATGGCCTCCAGGCGCTGATCTCCGATACCGGCACGGGCACGGTGGGGCAGATCAATTCGGCCACCTTCCCGTTCTGGCAGAACCTCGTGCAATCGGCCGCAGCGCCGTTGCAAGGCGGTTCGGCGTTGACGTTGGGCCCTTCCACGATTGAATCCTTGATGCTGACGCTCTACATCAAGCTCACTCGCGGTACCGATCAGCCCGATATGATCGTGTTCTCGGACGATCTCTTCACCTTCTTCGAGCAGTCGCAGACCTCTTTGAAGCGCTACACCGACAGCGGCAGTGGTACGCCGGAGAACAATGCCACCGCCGGCTTCGTCACGATGAAATACAAGAATGCCGATGTGTTCTTCGACTCCTCGGGCGGCATCCCGGCGATTCACGGCTACTTCGTCAACACGGATTATCTCGAGATCGGCGTGCATCGCGACGCCGACATGACCGTGATGGATGAGCTCAAGAGTGTGAACCAGGATGCGGTCGTGATCCCCGTGCTATGGATGGGGAATCTGCTTTGCTCCAATCGCCTGCTCCAGGGCGTTCTCAAGTCGTAATCAGTCTACCCGTGATCAGCCGGCGGCATCCCGTCGCCGGCCTCTTGGATGACTTCACTAGAAGGAAATTTCGACATGCGTGATCAACCACTCTTCCCGTACGCTGGCGCTCGCCCGCTGCAGGAATATTTCCAGGGCCAGAACGATACCGGCGGCGGTGTGACGGGTACGTCGAATATGACGAATCCGCCGACCTTCATGCCGAACGGCGCCATTATCCCGGGGTATGACAATTACTGGGGCGGCGCGGAATTCCAATACTGCCTCTTCTCCTCGACGGTGGCGGCCTGGGCGCCGGTATCGATCAAGCCCGCACTCGCGAATGGCCGTTACGGGTTCGTGGCATCGGCAGTTGCGAACTCAGCGAATCAGGCGCGCCCCGTGGGCATTGCGATTCAGCAAATGGCCTCGGGGCAATATGGCTGGGTCGTAGTCTCCGGCCTGCGCCCGGTGCTCTGCGGCGCGACGGTTGCGGCAGATGCGACCTTGGGCATTACCGGCGCGGGGCAGCTCGGGGCCACTTCCGCGGGTAAGGAAATCGAGAATATGGTGAGCGTACTGCCGGCGACGACTACGGTGGTCAAGGCGAATGCGCTCCTGCTCTCGGGCTCGAACGTGATCCAGTTCACCGGCAACAACACGATCGACGGCGTATTCGTTGGGTGCGCGCTCTCGGGCACCGGCATTCCGGCGAATGCGGTCGTGCAGAACATCGATCCGGATGGTCGGCGCGTCTACATGTCGACCGGCCCCGGCGTCGCGGGCGCGGCATTGAATGCGACGCTCTCGGGCGGTGTGTCGGTGACGGCGACCTACAACGATGGCACGAACTTCTACAACGTCGTGCAGTGCAATCGGCCCTTCGCGCAGGGGAGGATCACCTAATGGACAAGCGCGACACCAAAATTCTCGACAAGCGCGAAACGCTTTTCGTCGCGGCCATTGCCAAAGCCATCGCGACCGTCAACGGCCATTCTCATCCCGAGGATTGGGCGTTGCAGGTCTCGGCGGCCTACGCAAGCCCCGATGAAGAGCCATCCGCGCCCGCAGAGGAGACCTGAGTCATGTCACTAGCAGCACGCATGGTTACGGCCGGACTTTCGGCCATTCAAGCGCAGGCGGTGCAAGGGACGGTCGCCAATAGCCTCACCGCCGCTGGATCAACGCAGGCCACCGCTCTTCTGCTCGGTGCAGACATCAACAATGTGACGACGGTCGCGGCATCGACGGGAGTGATTGCGCCCGCGATGAATCCCGGCGATGACATCATCGTGCGCAACGGCGGAGCGAATGCGCTTCTGCTGTATCCGCCGGTCGGAGCCTCCATCAATGGGCTCGGAGTCAACGCGGGCTACAGCATCGCGACCGCGACTCCGCTGTGCTTCATGTACTGCGTCACTCCGACGCTCTATCTGTGTTCACAGTCCGCTTGATCCCCTGCTCGGGGCGCATGCCGGCCCCATTTTTAACTTAGGAGAACCCTAATGATTGGATTGATGAAAGAGCGGCCGCCGTTTGTGCGGTTCGAAGAGCGCGAAATGGGCTTAGACCCCGTCGCCACCGAAAAGGAAGGCCGGCCCATTCCGCGGGTCGTCGTGATGGCGTGCATCACTTCCGCGGGCTCGAAGGATGAGCACGAGAAGCCGGTGGATGAATGGCTGTTGCAGATCAAGGCGAAGGCGCTCCGGGGGGAGTATCCGATCGAGTGGAAGAACCATTTCGAACTGCAATATTCCGAATGGCGCAAGGGCAATGAACTGCCGCGCGAGGGCACGCCGGTCAAGACTTGGGCCATGCTCACGGGCGAGCAGCGCAAGCGCCTCATCGCCATCGGCGTGACCACGGTCGAAGATTTGGCCTCCTATCCAGATACCAATCTCTCCATGATCGGCATCGACGGCCGGTATTTGCGCGACACCGCGCGGGGCTGGATCAACGAGGCGAAGGACAAGGGCACGAATGCCAAGGCCCTAGCCGATGCCAACGTGAAGATCGAGACGCAGCAGGAAATCATCGAACGCCTGCAGGAGCGCATCCAGCGGCTTGAGGCGCGACTGGATGGCGGTGATGAGGCGCCGCGCCGCGGGCCTGGGCGGCCGCGCAAGTCCGAGGAAGCGGCGTAAATGGCGCTGCTGGATATTGTGCAATCGGTCGCGCTCAAAGTGGGAGTGACCATCCCTACCGCGGCCTTTTCCTCGACTGATCAGAATATCCAGCAGATCATCGGTTTTGCGAATGAGGCGGGGCAGGAACTCGCGCATCGCTATACCTGGCAGGCGCTCACCTACGAAGCCAATTTCACGACGGTGGCGACTGAATCCCAGGGCTCGATTACGACGCTCGCGGGGCCTGACTTCGTGGCCATTCTCAATGAAACCATGTGGGATCGATCGACCAAACGGCCGATTTTTGGCCCCAAAGTGCCGGCCGAGTGGCAGCAGCTGAAGGCACAGTTCGTCAATGGGCCGTGGTTTCAATATCGTATCCGCGGCAATCAGGTGCTCTTCATTCCGGTGCCCTCGGTCGGCGATCAAATCTTCTTCGAGTGGATCAGCAATTATTGGGCTTCGACGGCCGCAGCGCCCACCGTGGGCGTGCAGAAGGCTTTCTTGACTGATACGGATACCACGCTCCTCTCCGAACGCTGCATCGCTTTGGACACGGTATGGCGCTACAAGCAGACCAAACGCCTGGCCTACGATGAGGATTTCGACAAGGCCGAGGCGGCGATCGCGGATTTGATCAGTCGCGATGCCAGCAAGCCCACGCTGAACTTGGCCGGCCCGCAAGGGAATATTCAGCCGGGAGTCTGGGTGCCTGCTGGTTCGTGGATGGGAAATTGATGATCTCTGAAGCCGCAAAAGAAAAGGCACGGATTTATAAGCGTGAATATTCAAAACGGCCGCATGTAGCGGAGCGCATCCGGAAACAGAAAGCCGAATGGATGAAACAGCCTGAGATCAAGGCTCGCTATTACGAGCACTATCGACGGCGCGACGATGCCAAGCCTTGGTACCTGCTGCTTGCTAAGGCAAAGCTCCGCTGCAAGAAATCTGGCCATGAATTCTCACTGAACTCCGAGTGGGCTTTGGCAAGATGGACCGGAAAATGCGAATTGACCGGCATTGAGTTTGATCGCAGGAAGGGCGTAACCACCATGCGCTCACCATCGCTTGACCGAATCAATTCAGCGCTCGGATATGTGGAAGGTAATTGCCGGTTCATTTTGTGGGGTTTGAATCGATTCAAAGGCGCCGACTCGGACGCCGATATGCGCGATATTGCGCGGGCGCTCTTGAGGGGAATGTAGTGGCGATTGGGGTAGCGCGGCGGGCAAGCGCGCAAAGCCGCCAGCAATCTGCGGTCATCAAGTCAGTGCAGGCGCCATCCGGCGGCGTGAATGCGCGAGATGCCATTGCGGCGATGCCCGATACCGACGCGCTGGTGCTCGATAATTGGTTTCCGACGCCCTCCTATGTGGCGCTTCGCAATGGCTCGATCGCCTGGGCCACCGGCATGGTCAATCCGGTCGAGACGGTGGCGGCCTATAACGGGCTGCCGACGCGCAAGCTCTTCTCCTGGGCCGGCGCGAATATTTACGATACCACCGCCCAGGGGGCAGTCGGAGCCGCGCTCGTGACGGGCCTCTCGAACGCGCGCTGGCAGACCGCGATGTTCAATGCCGGGGGCGGCAATATGCTGATCGCGGTCAATGGGGCCGATGCGCCGCAGTTCTACAATGGCACGACCTGGGCCGCGACGACGATTTCGGGCGCAGGCTTGACGCCCTCGAATTTGATCACCGTGACGGTCTTCAAGCAGCGCTGCTGGTACATCGAAAATAATACGATGAATGTCTGGTATGCCACGGTGACGGGCTTCCAGGGCGTGCTCACGCTATTGCCATTGGGCGCGATCTTCAAAATGGGCGGCACGCTCATGCAGATGGCGACCTGGACCATCGATAACGTCTCCGGGATTAACGACTACGCCGCCTTTATCACGAGCGAGGGCGAAGTCGCGGTGTATCAGGGCTATGACCCGAGTTCGGTCGCCACCTGGTCGCTGGTCGGTGTCTTTCGCATCGGGCGTCCGATTGGCCGGCGCTGCATCATGAAATTCGGCTCCGACGTGCTCGTGATCTGTACCGATGGTTTGGCGCCCTTGAGCAAGGAGCTCTTGACCGATCGGACCCAGCCAGACGCGCTCTTGACCAATAAGATCATCAATGCGATCAATTCGGATGCGGCGACCTACGGCGGTAACTTCGGCTGGCAATGCATTGAGCATCCCTTGGGCAACAAGCTCATCCTCAATGTGCCGGAGGGGGTGAACACCACGGCGCATCAATGGGTCATGAATACGGTCTCGACGTCCAATGCCTGGTGCCGGTTTCGCAATTGGAACGCGAATTGCTGGGAAGTGCAGCAGGATAATCTCTACTACGGCGGCCAGGGCGGCGTGCTGTATCTGGCCGATGTGGGGACGACCGACAATGGCGCGGCCATTCTCTGCGATGGCAAGCCCGCGTTCTCGTACTTCGGGTCGGAAGATCAGAAACGCTTTTTGATGGCGCGGCCGATCTTTCGCTCGAGCGCGAACTTGAATGTCGTGCCGATCATCTTGAATTTGGATTTTGGCGATGTGATGAGTCCGGGACCGCCGTCGAATGTGGGCGCGGTCTCCCCGTGGAATACGTCGCCCTGGAATACGACACCCTGGTCAAGCCAGGTGCCCACGTATCAAATCAAAAACTGGCTAGGAGTGAGCGGCATTGGAGCAGCAGCGAGTGGGCGATTCTCCTTCCTTGCATCGAACATCGCGCTGCAATGGCAGTCGGTCGACTATCTCTTCGAGCCCGGTGGGCCGCTCTAGGCTCATCGTCGATGAGCATCAGCGCGTGGCGGATTGGTGCGAGGCGCGCATTGAGCATTTCGCTGGATGGGGCACTGAGCCGCGGGCGATCGGGATGGAGATTGATGGGGATCTCACGGCGGGCGTCGTCTATACGAATTTCAGCCCGGGGAATGTCTTCGCCTCTATTGCGGTGGAGCACATGGGGCCACATTTTTTACATGCGATTTTTTATAACCCGTTCGTGGCTTGGGGCTGCAGACACATCGGCGCGATGATTGAGGAAAGCAATGCGAAGTCGATCAATCTGTGTAAGAAGATGGGTTTTTCGCAAGAAGGCCGATTGCGGGAGTCCGCGGTCAATGGTGAGGATGTGATTGTCATGGGGCTTTTGAAGCGGGAGTGCCGATTTTTATGAAGATCATCACCCGCGCGGTGCTCGATTGGGACGGCAACGTCTTGGAGGAAGAGAGCTTCGACTATTGCGGGCCCATCGCTGCCTGCAAGTCCTCCGGCTCCGCGCCGCAGCCCGTCGATCCCTACGCCCAGGCCGCCGCGCAGTATGGCCTCGATACGGGCACCGCGAATTACAACGCCGCGCTCAATCGCACGAATTCCTCGAACCCCTTGGGATCCAATACCTGGAACATCACCGGTTACGATGGCAGCGGCGTCAGTGGTATCCCGGGCACCAATACCGGCGCATATCGTTTGGGCGGGGCCGTGCCGCCCGCCATGTCGACTGGCACTCAGGGCGGCGGCTCGGTCCCCGGGAGTTATTTCTTAGGATCGACGGGCCTAGGCGGCGCCGGCGCCACGGGGCGCGGCGGCACGTTCACCCCGAGCGTTGGGACGGGTGCCCCCGGGATTAGCACCGGCACCATGGGATTGGGCGGCACTGGCGCGCCACGCTACTCGCAAACCACCTCGCTCACGCCCTGGGCGAATGACATGCTCTCAAGCCCGATCGATACCTCGGGGCTTGCCGGGATGCCGGGAGGGCCGTCGACCACTCAGGATTTGAACACGACCCGGAATGCGCTCTATAACCAGCAAGAGGCGTACCTACAGCCCCAGCAGCAACTCGGCCATGAGCAGTTGCTCTCGCAGCTCGCGAATGAGGGGGCGACGCCGGGCTCGCAGGCCTGGCAGACGGCCCTTGATCAGGAGAACCGGCAGAACACGTTCACCAATAATCAGGCGATCAATTCAGCCATCACCGGCGGCGGGGCCGAGCAGTCGCGGCTCTTTGGCTTAGGGAGCCAGGGCCTACAGAATCAGCTCGCAGTGCGCAATGCGCCGATCAGCGAGTATGAGCAATTGCAGGGCAATCCGAGCGCGAACGTCTCGGCGGCGACACCGGATATTTCCGGTGCCTTCGGCCAGCAGTATCAGGGGCAGCTTGCGGGCTATAACGCGAACGTGGCTTCGAATAATGCGACCACGGGCGCGGCCGGTTCCGCGCTCGCTTCCTACCTCATGTATCTCGCGCTTGCCTAAAGGAACCTCTATGGCCATCGATCCCGGAACCATGCAGCAAATGCTCATGCAGCGACTGCAACAGGCCGTGAGCGGGGGAAGTGCCGGCGGTGGCCAGGGCGCTGGCCCGGCCATGCAAAGTCAAATAGCCCCCATGAATGCGGCGGCTATGCTCTCGCAAAAGCTCATGCTCATGAAGGCGCTGCAGGGCCAGCGCAATACCCAGCAGGCCAATGCCATGCTGCCGCAGACCAATCGGATGATGCAGCAAGACCCAACCTTGCAGGCATTGCAGCAGTCCCCGCAATTGCCGCCAGTTCAATTCCCGGCGGGAGGGCCCAATGGCTGATTCGAGCGGTCTGCCGCCTCCCTATCTGGACCCGTCGCAGTATCCGGCGTATCTCGATGTCCAGCGCAAGCAGCAACTCGCGCAGATGCTCATGGGGGCCATGCAGCAGTCGAATCAGACCCCAGAGAATTGGAATTCGATGAAGGTGGTTCCCCGGCGCGGAGCGCTGCAAAATGTCTCAATGCTGACCGACGCGCTTCTTGCCGGTAAGGCGCAGAAAAGTGCGCTTCAGTCGCAGCAGCAATATTTCCAGGGGATGATGGGAGGCCAGCCTCACCCGCAATCGACCGGCCCAGGCGCGGGCATTGTTTCGCCCGACGCGCCTCCGGCGGCCCAGGACGCTGCGCAGGCCGTAACCTCCGGCAATGTGCAGCAGCCGAGCGCAGTTTCGCCGCCGGCGCCGAATCCCATGATCCCGCGAGATATGGGCCGTGGCACGGCCAATGCGCTCATGAGCATGCTGGGGCCGCAGGAATACGCCAAGACGATCGTGGCGCCGAATTACACGCCGCTCGAGATGACACGGCAATTGGAGGCGGCCGGCATTCCCCCTAATTCACCGATGGCGCGCGACTATATCCAGCGGCGACTGCTGAAAGAGAACTACATCGCTCCGACCGCCGCTCGCCCCGGCTCGGGACTGGTTGGCCCTGAGGGCGACTTGAAGTTCTTCATGCCATCCGTGCCGCAGGGCTCCATGCCGCAATTTGGACCCGACGGCAAGCCGACCG